ACAGAGGGAATACCCTACGTCCTATCTAACCCAGTGGGTGCCACTAACTACTCATCTACTGGTGAAGCCTACGATGTAGCTATTGCTGGCCTACCGTTCTTCTTAATGAACTCAGATGACTCACCTTATCGTCGTGTCACAGCCCAGTACCGCAAGCAACAGATTGACCAGAGCCGTGAGCCTGGTGAGCAGACGCTTACTGGTTGGTGGCTACGATCACAGTCTTCATTCCACTATGGACAAGGCATCAAGTTCTTTGAACCTATCCAGGATGAGTCGCTTCGCTTCCAGTACACAGAGTCTAAGGGTATTGATGTCTGGACCAAAGGACAAGCAACACTGCTTAAGTCCTGCAATAGCCAGCACACAGTAACTGGCGGTATTCAAACTAATGGTCGTCCGTGGCAGTATGCCCGTTCTATTCAGTGGGACAAGAGCAGCATTACCTACAACGGTGTGCTTCTTTCTGATGAATACGATGTAGATAAGATCTTCCCAGCTATTACTGTATCTATTACTAACAAGGCCCTTACCTCTAACGTAGCAACGCTGACTACCAGTACTGCACACGGTCTATGTATTGGTATGCAGATTGTCATTACTGGCGTAGATGCTACCTTTAACGGTGAGTACCGCATCACTGCAGTACCTACAACTACTACCTTTACCTATGCTAAGACTGCAGCAGATGTACCATCTGCAGCGGTATCTCCAGCAGGTACAGGTGTGGCAGAGGTTATCCACTTTATTGACTACATCTCTGGAACTGATTACCCAGTACAAGCAATCTGTGATGATGGTGTCTATGCGTTCTGGGTGACCAACGTATTAGCAAGCGGAACTCCACGCCTTCGAGTGTATAAGAAGCTGCTGACAGATGATTCATCTGTATCACCTACCCTGATGTTTAGCGATAACGGTATTACTGTTACTAACGCTGTTATGGAATACACCAAAGAGCGTATCGTTATGTGTGTCAACGATAAGGTCTATGAGTTTCCAACCACCCAATCAACTATGCCTGTTGCTGTCTATTCACATAATGATGTAGACCACATTTTTACTAGCATTACATCTAGCGGTGCAGCTATCTATATCGCTGGCTATTCAGGTATCCAGTCCAATATTTACAAGTTTACCCTTCTGTCAACTGATGGTTCTATGCCTACGCTGACCAGTGCTATCACTGCAGCAGAACTACCAGTAGGTGAGAGAGTCTTTAAGATTTCGTACTATCTTGGCAATATGGCTATTGGTACCTCTAAGGGTATGCGTATGGCAGATGCAAGTCAGCTCGATGGTTCTGTTACCTATGGCGGTTTAATCTTTGAATCACAACAGCCAGTCTATGACTTTGCTTTCCGTGACAGATACATCTGGGCAGCAACAGGAGTTGAAGGTCAGGTCGGTGTAACTCGTATTGATATGGGTCAGCCACTAGGTAACCTTCAGTTCCCGTATGCCTATGACTTGTACAATCCAGCAGATACCTTGGGTCATTACACAACAGCTTGTGCTTTCCTTGGTGATACCAACCGCCTTGCATTCTGCAACGCTGGCAATGGTGCAGATGGAACTATCTACATTGAATCAGCATCTACATTGATGGAGCAAGGAACTCTGCGTACAGGTTATGTACGCTATAACACACTTGAACTAAAGATCTACAAGTTAATGCAGGCTCGTGTAGATACCACTAATGGTGGATTATTCGTAGATTCTATTGACTATGCTGATAACTTCTTCCGTATTGGTACATTCTCACAGGGTGCATTAGTACCAGAAGTAAACATTAGTTACCCGCAAGCAGCACAAGAGTACCTTGGCTTCCAGTTTACCTTGACTCGTTCTGATACTGATAGTTCTAAGGGACCATTGTTTACTGGTTACCAGGTTAAGGCACTGCCTGCTATCCCACGTCAGAGACTTATCCAGTATCCATTATCTTGCTTTGACCACGAGAGTGACCACTTCGGAGTAGAGATTGGTTACGAAGGTTTGGCATATGACCGTATGAGTCAACTTGAATCTGTTGAGAATCTTGGTGACACCATCCGTGTTGAAGACTTTAGAACTGGTGAGTCCTACATTGGACTTATCGAAGAGATGGACTTTAGAAATGTAACACCATCAGATAAGCGCTTCTCCGGATACGGTGGCGTTTTACTTGTCACAATTAGGACGGTCTAATGCAAGCACAAGACTACGCAACAGTAGCTGTTGCAGTATGCACAATCGTAGGTGGCTTTGTAGCAGCGGTGCGCTGGCTGGTAAAGCACTACCTCAATGAACTCAAGCCTAATGGTGGTTCAAGTGTTAAAGATTCTATTACTAGATTAGAAACCAAGGTAGAGATCCTCTACCAGATGATGTTACGGAATGGGAAGAATGAATGACGAAACTTGCCAAGAAAGCCACGCCTGCCGCTATTGCTGTCCTTCGACAAGCCACAGCAATATCACCTTCTCGGAAGAAAGTCTCAGATGGATTGCTACCGAGCAAGGCGCACATCAGTCAGAGTCCTAACTCAGACCACAACACAGGCTTTGCAGTTGACTTAACTGATGATCCTAAGAATGGCATTGATTGTGCTGATATCTTTCAGAAGTTAAAGGAAGACAAGCGCGTTAAGTATCTAATCTTCAAGGGCAAGATCTGGTCAGTAGAACGTGCAGCAGAAGGTGACCGTGAGTACAGTGGTAGTAATCCACACAATAAGCATTTACATATCTCCATCAATGGAAGTATGGGTAATGATACAAGTCCCTGGTTCTGGTGGATGAACCAACCAAAGATTGTTAATCAACTCAGAGCAAAAGCAATTCCTTCAGCAATAAAGAAGTTGCCAAAGGAAGAAGTTTGTACCTGTTGCAAGTTGCACGGTGCAAAATCCTAATCCCCATAGGAGGAAAAATGAACACAGAAAAAATCAAAGCAATCGCAGTTACATATCTGAGAGCGGGAGTGGCATCAGTGCTGGCTCTTTATCTTGCAGGTGTGACAGATCCAAAGGCTCTGCTTATGGCAGGAGTTGCAGCAGTTGCAGGTCCATTGCTTAAGGCAATTGACCCATCAGCTACAGAGTTTGGTCGTGGGTCTAAGTAACCCATCAGCGCGAGGCAAACAAAAAGAGTGGCTCCTTCGGGAGCCGCTTTTTTTGTCCCTAAAATATGCCAGAGTTACTGTCCCCTGATAGGTGAGTCTTAAGGCGGTGGCAGTTAGCACACAAGGTTTGTAGATTGTGTGGCTCATTATTCCAACGGTCACCGTCTATGTGGTCTACATCTAACTGACTTATGTGTTGTGGCACATAACCACATTGCTCACATACTGTGCCTTTGTACTTAGCGTACGGGTAGATAGTGTTGTTGTAGTTACGCTTCCATACTGTGCGACAGCGGTACCTACTAGAGAGTGGGTTCTTTTTATCTCGTAGCTTGATCTTAGTGGGGCCACAAATAGAGCACGTGGCAGTGCGTTCTGCTTCGTTATGGTTACTGAGCTTGTGTTGCATCTTTATCTACTGGACAAGGTACAACTACTAGATTCCCGCAATTTACACAGGTAGCATCAAGGAAGTACCAGACCAGCTCGTAGTCTTCAAAGGAGGCCATAACGCTAAAGACTTGTGAGCCACACGGACATACGTGAAGTGGTCCTAAACCCCGCAGATCGGTCCCAAAAGGCTTAGGAAGGGCATTCCTGCGCCATCTTAACGATGGCAGGGTTGGTAGACGGAACCGCAGGGTTACTGTACGGTTACTGCTGCGACCCCTAGAGGGTCGCCTGTCCTGTTTAATTCGCCTCACGGCTCATATTGTAGTGCCTAGTAGGTGTCGCTACGCGACGACACGCCGAGGACTGGTATGCTCTCTAGTATGACAACAATCGCGGCACTTGAAGGTATTGATTACGCTGTACTCGTAGCTGATTCTCAGATTACCGAGGACAACCTAGTAACGCTAGCCACCAGTACGCCAAAGATTATTGAGGTCGGCAAGTATCTCATCGGGATATCAGGTGATACCAGGCCTGGTGACATCCTTGCCTATAACTGGAAGCCACCGCTCTATCGTGGCGAAGACCCAGCACAATTTATGGGTAAGAAGATTATCCCTAGTATTAACCAAGCATTTACAGACAACAACTACGACTACAACAAGGTGGACAAAGATGGTGGCTTCGATTATCTCATTGCTTTTAACGGCAATATCTTTCGCATTGCTTGTGATCTCTCTTTTTTCCAAGCAAATCACGGAGCGTATGGCATTGGTAGTGGGGGTCAGCTTGCTCTTGGCTACCTGTATTCAATCTGCAAACCTGATATGGAGTTAGCCTACGCAAAGAGACACGCCCGTAAAGCTGTTGAGATTGCGTCGGTACTTGACGCTAATACTGGTAAGCCTTTACAGTTGGTAGTCCAAGAACGACTCTAGGAGGAAGCAATGAATACACAAGCAGACCGTTGGTTGAGAACAGAAGAAGCAGCAGATTACTTATCTGTAAGCATTGGATTTTTATACAACCGTGCAACAGAAATTGGAATACCACGTGCGAAGCTAGGTAAAGGTTATCGTTATCGTATTTCAGATCTGGATGCTTGGATGCTAGGTAAAGCAGAGGAACAGTAATGCAAAAGAGATTTGGCATAACTAATAAGTTTTTAACATACGGTCGCTTATCTGGATTTGGTATTGGTTTTACTATAAACAGATACTTTATTGATGTACAACTTGGGTTCTGGTACGTAGGGTTTGAGTACTAATGGAGTTTAATACTTACGATTATGTAGCACCAGAGTTTAGAGAAGTCACTGCAACCACTGAGTACGCAGCACACTACTGGTTTGAGCAAGGTTGGAAAGCGTGTAGACTTGCTTTCCTTTTACACGATCAAGCAGAGAAGGTAAGCCAATGACAGCATTTCTTGTAGGTTTGGCGATTGGTATTATTCTTGGTAGAGCATTTGATTTATGGGTAGATTGGAAGTACAAGAAGTGACTGACCCAAAGGAACTATTGCTGACTGCACTACGTGCAGGCGATGCGAAGCGTTCACGATCTACACAAGTACAGATTGGTCCATCAGAGGTAGGTGGCTGTCGCCGTAAGGTGTGGTACCGACTTAACGATCAACCTGAAACTAATGATGGTGAGTTAAAGCTCGCTGCGATTATGGGTACTGCTATCCACGCAGAAATTGAACGAGCACTAGCAGATAATCCAGATGTGCTGATTGAAACCGAAGTTGAATACAACGGAATGAAAGCACACATTGACTGTTTCGTACCTAGTACCGGTGATGTGATTGACTGGAAGACAAGCAAGGTCCGGAACCTTTCTTACTTTCCAACCAATCAGCAACGGTGGCAGGTACAGCTATACGGCTACCTCCTAGCTAAGAACGGCTATGCGGTCAACCGAGTGTCACTGGTAGCAATTGCCAGGGACGGGGACGAAAGAGATGTCAAGGTTCACACCGAAGACTACGATGAGTCCATTGCACTAGAAGCACTCGGTTGGCTAGCGGCTGTTAAGGAAGCAAAGGAAGCGCCAGCACCAGAGAAAGATGCAACCTACTGTCAACACTACTGCAAGTTCTATGACGCAAGTGGGCAGATGGGATGCGTTGGTCTAAAAAAAGAACGTACGTCAGTCAGTGAAGTAATCATTGCTGACGAAGATATTGACAAGAACGCATTGTTATATCTACAGTTAGCAGCACAGATCAAAGAGTTAGAAACACAACAGGATTCTTTGAAGGCATCCTTTGAAGGAGTACTGGGTACTACTAATTCAGGTATCGAAGTAAGTTGGACAACTGTTAAAGGACGCGAATCCGTTGACAGTGATGAGGTAGAAAAACTATTAGGGTTTGTCCCTAAGAAGGTAGGAGCTGAGAGTCAGCGACTATCCGTAAAGCAAAGTGGAGGAAAGTAAATGGCTACAGAAGGAACAAAGTTTCAAATCAATTACAAGTTAAATGATGGAACACTTATCAACTTGTACGCAGCAACAGTTACAGAACTAGAGTCAGGTCTTGCAGATCTTGCGATGAACGCAATGAATATCCGTGCGACAGGACTAGAACTATCAGGTGGTCAAGCAGCACCAGCACCAACAGTTGCAGCAGTAGCACAGGCTTTCAATGCAACACCAGTACAGGCAGCACCAGCACCAGCAGGTGGCGCTAACAGTTGCCGTCACGGTGTAATGACACTACGTTCAGGCGTAGGACAAAAGGGTCCGTGGTCAGGCTATATGTGTGCAGCACCAAAGGGTGCGCCAGATAAGTGCGACACCATCTGGGTCCGATAACTAATGCGGGAGCCAAGTCAATACGAAGCTCCTAGTTGTGCAACTATCGGTGGCGACTTCTGGTTCCCCGATAATGAATCTGGTATCCCTGGCGCATCTACAGTTGATGCTAACTTTGCAAAGAACATCTGCAAGAGATGTCCTCACCGTAGAGAGTGTGCTGAATGGGGTATTAAGAACGAGGCTCACGGTATCTGGGGCGGTCTGGCGATTAGAGATCGTCAACGCATCAGACGTGAGCGAGGAATCAAAATCTATCAGGAGGACGACGTTGCTTAATCTTTCCCGCGCTTGGAGTGGAGTGCTTACCAAAGCAACACCACTACCTGATGTGTGGAATGGGTTAGCAGTAGAAGGTATTAAGTTTCGCAGAGGCCAGGTATGTATGGTAGCTGCAGCACCTAATGCTGGTAAGTCTATGTTCGCTCTGATCTATGCAATCAAAGCTAAGGTTCCTACACTTTTCTTCTCCGCAGATACTGATACCACTACTGTAATGATGAGGTCTGTATCGCATCTATCTGGTCACTCACAAGTGACAGTCGAAGCAAACCTGTCTAACGATAGTAAGTATTACAATGCACACTTAGACAAACTTTCACACATCAAGTGGGTCTTTGATTCATCTCCAAACATTGACGACTTGGAGTTAGAGATCAGGGCCTACGTTGAACTCTATGGACATCCACCTGAGTTGATAGTCATTGATAACTTAATGAACATCACCGCTGAGACGGACAACGAATGGGCAGGACTTAGAGCAATTATGATGGAGCTTCACGATATGGCACGCAAGACTGAGGCCTGCGTGATGGTGCTCCACCACGTATCAGAACAGTCAGAGTATGGGTCACCTAGTAACCCACCTCATCGCAGAGCAATTCACGGAAAGGTCAGTCAGTTACCTGCACTGATACTTACACTGGGCTATGACC